ATCTAGAACGTTCGTCATGATATGTAAGGTTTGTCATCCAAAATGTATCCATACCTTTTACTATTTCTTTTGAATTACCATTATCTTCATAGTGTATTACATCTTTAGTCTTTGAAAACTTATCATCTTCAAATGACATAACACCTTTCCATCTTGATTGTCCATCTTCAAATGTTGTAGTAGCTAATACACTGTGTTTATCAATTTCATTCTGTATTAGTTCTTCAGCAATCTGATGTTGACTAAAATTTATCTGTTGTTTGAGTGGGGCAAATACTGGAATCATAATATCTTTATTGCAACTTGTTGTAGAGTGTCTTTAATTAACATAGGACCACTTAAAAATTTAAGGTCCTTATATGTATCTGAGTTTTTCATACCAAATGCTGTTGCTTTACCTTCGCTTATTCTTTTTAAAAATTTATATAACCAATCATTGTAATCATTAAATGTAAACCATGCTGCTGCACAATTCTGTTCTTTTGCATATTCGAACTGTGCTGGAAATAAGTAGTTTCCATGTACATATTTAGTTCTATATTCAGGTACTGTCCAACACCTACAACCACAAATCATAACATTCTTATTTAGTTTATAACAAGCAGATAATCCAATAAGCTGTTCACCAACATACGCACAAAATAACTTTTCATATTCTCTGTTGAATAACTTATAGAATAAAGTTTCTGGTTTCTTTCGCCAATCTTCTGTAGACATATTTACAGATGGTGGTAAACCTTCTTTCTCAGCCTCAAGACAGAACTCATATAAGTCCATCATTATAGCGGGAGGAATCTTATCTACATCATAATTAGTTAAGTATAAGTCTGTTATCATTGTACCATTCTCTCATCATTTCCCATGGATGATATGTTGCTATTTGAAAAGTATATCTAGTTTTACCATCATTTTTCATTCCATGTGAATGTTCCATAATATTCATCATACAAGGTCCATCATGATCGTATGAGTATACTAACTTATCTCCCTTATAAAAGAGAGTTGGGGAATCATTCTCTGTTAATGGAATATGTATTGCACCAGTTCTGTTGCTATCTCTATGTCTACCAATTACTACATTTGGTGGAAACTTAGAAAATAACGCTGGAGCATATTCATCTGACATATATAGCAGTTGCATATTTCCATTTAATTGTTTAATTATACTCTTTATTGGTTCTAAATTTTTAAACTCAGGATGCCATTTTCTGTGATATCCAGCAAAGTCTGCAAACCATTTTGAATCAGCTAATACTTGAATACCACTAATCAAACGACCATTATGTGTATGTTCTGGTGCATCAAAATTACCGTACTTAGGGTCATGCAAGATTTCCATCAATGCATCTTTATCGTATTTTAAGTTTGGTAATGGTATTACGTAATCTAATTTGTCCAAAATGTTTTATCCTTAATCATAGAAACAACTTTATCATAAGGTTCATATAGACTAAACTGTAAACAAAATCTGTCAGGTTGACCAGAATTATTTACACCATGAACCTCTAGAATATTTAATACTGCTGGACAGCTATGCACATGAGCATAAGTCCATTGTGTATCTTTTCTATCATTAAAGAACAAAGTGGGTGCATCATCAAAATTAAATGGAAAATGTATTGCACACTTTCTATTAATATCTTTATGAGGTCTTAAATTAAAACCCGCAGGTATCTTTACGAATGCACAGTTATGAGGTTCTATAGGTAAATTAATTTTATCTCTCAGACTCTTTATATATGGGTCATCTAGAAACTCCGGGCATTTCATCTCATAATAACCTTCAAGACCTGGAAATATAGGTTTGCCATCAATCATACCCAACATCTTCATCATTGGGTCTTCATGTTTCTTTTGTTCAGATGGATATAAATCTGCTTTAGATTTTAATTCACGTGCAAATGGTGTCCACATTTCAAAAGAAGCTGGCATTTTATCCATACTTTCTTTTAAAGCTTTATTGTCATACTCCCACTCAAAGATTGGGTAGCAGAACTCTTCCATATTCCTCATACTATACTTATACCCTAAATCGAATAAATAATACATGGATAATGAAAAGAAATTAGAAAACGAATTAGTTGAAACTAAAGACAGCGTTGCCAAATTAGTTAAACATCGTAGCGATGACTATGAGTACGCCAGGGAAGTCCTGTACGCAGCAAGCGAGAGACTTCAAGACGTACTTGATAGTGCAGTTCAACTCGCGCAGGAGTCAGAGCACCCGCGAGCTATTGAAGTGGCATCTAATACAGCGCAAACTTTGGGAAATATTGCTGGTCAACTTATGGATCACCACATACGTACTGAGAAGATTCAGAAAGGTGCTACGCAAAATGAAAAGTCTGTGACTAATAATAATCTAAATGTTAAACTAAATACGAAAGATTTATTAGAGTTATTAGGTAAGGAGTAATATGGATTACATTGCTCAAAAGGAGTACGACTCCAATTTACATGATGGGTGGAAACGATTTGGTGATTTCTATTTCGAAAACAAGAAAGCTCTGTTAAAATTTCTTGCGAGTAAAAGAGTATCTAAAAAATCACCTACACCAGATTCGAATCCAGAACTATTTCAAAACCCAACCGGCACAAGTCATTATATCGGTAATCCAAATATTAAGTCAGGTTTCCAAAATCTAGAATACACAAAAGAACAATTAATAGAATACAAGAAATGTATGGAGGACCCTGTATATTTTGCAGAGACATACATGAAAATCATGTCAGTAGATTTTGGTGAGATACCATTTACATTATATGACTTTCAAAGAGACATGATTAAAAGATTCAATGAAAACAGATTCAATATAGCAAAATTACCCAGACAGTGTGGTAAATCTACAACAAGTGTAGCATATATCTTATGGTTCTTATTGTTTAATCCAGGTAAAACTGTAGGTATACTTGCAAACAAAGGTGAACTTGCACAAGAAATATTAGGTAGATTACAGTTAGCTTATGAGAATCTACCGTTTTGGTTGCAACAAGGTGTATTGACTTGGAATAAGAGATCTATATCATTAGAGAATGGTAGTAAAGTAGTTGCTACATCTTCATCAGCATCAGCAGCTCGAGGTATGTCATTCTCTTTATTATTCCTAGATGAGTTTGCATTTGTACCACCAAATGATGCTGAAGATTTTTTCCGTTCAGTATATCCTACAATTTCATCTGGTACGGATACAAAAATGATTGTAGTATCTACACCAAAAGGTATGAATCATTTCTACAAAATGTGGACAGAGGCTATCTCAGAAAGATCTAACTTCGTACCTACTGAAATAAACTGGTGGGATGTTCCTGGTAGAGATGAAGATTGGAAAACAGAACAGATAGCAAATACATCAGAAGATCAGTTTAGACAAGAGTTTGAATGTCAATTTATTGGTTCTAGTAATACTTTAATATCACCTACAAAATTACAAACAATGAGTTATGTAGACCCTATAAAAACATTGGAAGGTATAGACTATCATGAGGAACCTAAACCTGGTCATAAATATATCTTAGTTTGTGATACTGCAAGAGGTATAAGACTAGATTACTCGGCATTTATTGTATTTGATATTACAGCATTACCATATAAAGTAGTTGCAAAATTTAGATCAAATGAAATATCACCAATGATTTTACCACAATTCTTATCAAATGTAGGTAAACATTTTAATGATGCTCACATATTAGTAGAAGCAAATGATCTCGGTGGTCAGATATTAAATGGTCTACATCATGAATTAGAGTATGAAAACTTATTAAAATCTGTATCAAAAGGTAGATCAGGTAATCAATTAGGTTCTGGACCAAACTCAAAATTAGGTGTCACAACATCTCATGCAGTAAAAACAAATGGTTGTTCTAATATAAAGTCATTGATTGAAGGTGATAAAATAGTAGTTGAAGATTATGATATATATGTAGAACTTACAACATTTGTAAGAAAAGGTGAAAATACACAGGTATTTGCAGCAGAACCAGGTACAAATGATGACCTTGTAATGTGTATGGTTCTATTTGGTTGGGCTACTGGATGCGATCATTGGAAAGAATTAACAGAATTAGATGCTTCTAAAATGATGTATAGAGATAAGCTTGCTGAAGAAGGAGATGATATGCCAGTCGGTTGGCTGTCAGAGAATGATACATATAATCCACAAGTAGATACACAAGGTGATTTATGGACACCCATAAATGTCGAGGAAGGTGAAAAACCTGAATGGTTTGATAAGATCTATCAGAACTTTGATAAAGACTTTTAGGTTCGGCATTTAATAAATAAGATATAATAATCAAGGATAGAAGCATCCTTGGTGGAAGTTGAAAATATAAATATAACATAAAAGAATTCTTAAGGAGTCACATACATGGCATTTCTAGTAAGCCCAGGAGTACAGGT